AGATGCAGCTAGTAGAGAGGTCTTTAAAGTAAGAAACAACAGTATCTACGCTTAGCCAGTCCTGTATCTTATAATTAAGTCCAAGTCCGCCAACGAAAGCCGATCGATAGATTTGAAATGTTTCGTCATTTGTGTTTGTTGAAAAATGAGATGTGTTTGTCATCCCTATAGTAGGGTAAAGAAATAGACTAGGTGCGGGAGATCCTGTTGGAATCAGATATTTGACGGACCAATCGGCAATAAAAAAGCTTTTGTCTTTATAGATCGAGTATCCTAGGAAGGAGTTAAAATTCATTCCTTCGCTTCGTGCGTAGTTATATTCAAAACCGCCAATGTATTTTGAGTAGGAATACCCAGGTTCTTTGTGCTTAAGCCATCGGAAATTGGGTGACAGCTCATGATGAGATGTTACAATCGTGGATGGTTCAAATAAGACTGTTTCGGCCGAGTTTTCAGTCGCGAATGCTGTGGCTGCGCTGCCAAGCAAAAATGTGTAGATTAACTTCTTCATGTTTTTCTCCTTTGTGAAGACAATCAAATATTAAACACATCAATCCTATTTCTGCACACATTAAAATATTTTTTGACAGTATTGTCTGCTCGTGCTATCAAGTAAATTATTTAGTTGTCTTCGTATGCGTCGTAAACGCGTCAACTATATTTATAGGCGTAAAGGGTATCGCCCACCCAAGGAAAATATGTCAGAAGAGGAAAACACGAACGTAGAGACCGAAATGGTCCAGGAAGTCGTTCAGCCAGAGGAATCTACTGATTCGCAGCAGCCAGAGCAAGAAACCCAGCAAGAGCGTCAAGCGCGAAACGACGCTGAATATAACTGGGCAGAGATGCGTAAGCAGATGCGGCAAAAGGATTTAGAAATCGCTGAGCTTAGAGATCAGTTTTCTAGCATCAACAAGAAGCAAGCTCCTCCTGAAGAGGATGAATTCGCAAGGTTAGCAGAGGACGACATCCTCACCGTGGCCCAAGCCAAGAAGCTTGCCACCAAATTAGCTAGACAAACGGCGGAAACGGTTCTTCGTGAACGAGATGCATCGACAGTTGATGAGAGAATGCAATTTAAGTTCCCCGACTATTCATCCACAGTAACTAGGGAAAATATAGAACTTTTAAACGAATTAAAGCCCGAAGTCGCTGAATCCTTAACTTTGCTTAAAGACGATCCATTTCGACAAGCTAAGTTGGCCTATGAGTATATAAAAGCGTTTGTACCACAAAGAGACGAATCTATGAACAAAGACAAAAGAAAAGCTGAAGTTAATAGTAAAAAACCTCTCTCGGTCCAAGCGGTTGGAAAGACAAGTGTCATCGGTCAAGTCGGTCAATTTGAGAACGGCCTTACACCTGAGATGAAAGCTCAGTACTGGAAGGAAATGCAGCAAATTAAGAAAGGCGCATAAGGGCATAACAATAGGAAATTGCTATGTCAATTACAACGACAAGTACGCTTCCGGCACCTGTCCAGCAGTCGTTTTCATTTAAACTGCTCTCAGTACCGGTTCCGTACATGATTCATAAGATCCCTGCGGATCTTAAAGCAATGCCAAGAAATGGTGGTACGACTCTTCGTATGAGACGTTACAACCCATTGGCAACTGCTCCAGTACCCCTTGGGAATAGCGGAGTTACACCTCCTCCCCAAAACCTTACAGCGATCAACATCGACGCTAGAATGGACTTCTATGGTACTTACGTGCTCCTTAATGAGCAAGTAACTCTTCAAAACCAAGATCCGGTCCTTAATGAAGCTGCTCAGCGTTTGGGCGTTTCTCTAAGACAAACTGAAGACCAATTGATGAGAGACATGTTAGCATCAACTGCTAGCTTTATCAACTGCGTCGGTGGTACAAACGGAGATAACCCAACCGAAATTACTCGTTCAGATGTTGATACAGTTGTTAGAACCCTCCGTGGCAATAACGCTTACAGCTTCTTAACTGGTATCGAAGGGGAAGATCGTTTTGGTACAGCTCCAGTGCGCGATGCTTACTTCGGCCTTGGCCACACTGACCTTATCGGTCAATTGGACAACGTTGCTGGATTCATCCAAAAATGGAACTACCCAAATCAACAATCTACACTTGACCCAGAATGGGGAACAGTTGCGAACGTTAGATTCTTGCTCTCAAGCATTGGATCTACTACCGCAAATGCTTCCTTACTAGGGGCTACAGTCTATAACATTTTTGTCGCTGGTCGCGAGGCTTTCGCAGCTATCGAGCAAGATGGTTACAGCGCTCAGTTTATCTATCGTCCCCCTATTTATGACGGGCCTTTAGCTCTGAACGCGTCAGTTGGTTATAAATTCGCGGAAGTGCCACGAATTCTGAATGACCAATGGGTATTTAACCTGCGTTGCACGCTAGTATAAGGAGATAAAACATGAGTACACCTATTCAAGCAATTTTAACAGGAACTTTTACCTCTGATGGTTTGGTTCGTAATCTTAGTCTTCCTTCTGGATACACAAAGATCGAACTTTGGAACATCACGGATTTGGGTTCCGCAGCGGCGGCTACTCCAGTTATGCAGGCTTGGGGAACTTCCTCAATGGCTGCCGGTTCTGGCGTCTATGCTCTAAAAACTAACGGTGCGGCAACTATTGCAATTCCAACGACGCTTGCAGCTAACGGGGGCGGATTTACATTCGTCGACGATAGCGCTTCTACGTCTCTTGGAGCAGCTCTTGCCATGACATCGACAACTAACGCAGCCCCTCCAGTTGTGTCCATTGCTTCTACAGCAGGACTTGCAAACGGAGATGTTGTTCGTTACTACAACTCAGCTGGCCAGCTAAATATTTCTGGTTATGACTTTACTATTGACACTGTTGTCACTAATACAAGCTTTAACTTAGCTTATATGGTCGCTCCTGGTGGAGCTGGTACAGGCGGAACTGTAAGACGAGTTCCATTTGATCCTCGTTACTACCCAGTTAACCGCTTTATTACCTCTATCAGCCTTGCAACTAGCGCTGTGATCGTTCTTTCGGTAACTCATGGATTCACTGTGGGTCAAAAAGTTCGCATCATCGTTCCTGCTGCTTATGGAATGCCTGAGATGAATAACCAGCTAGTAACAATTACTGCTATTAACACCACAACTAACTCGATTACTGTGGATATTGATAGCACTAACTTTACAGCTTTTGCATTCCCAACATCGGCAATTGCTGCCCTTGGTGTGAACTTTGCTCAAGTTGTGCCTGTTGGCGAAGCTGCTGTAAACAGCACTGCTCAGCCTTATGGCAACTTGCTAGACGATGCTACAAGAAACGTCTCTTTCAGAGGTGTTATCATTGGAACCACCGTTCAAACAACTGCGAAACTTTACCAGTGGATTGCTTACAGAGCAACTGCTATTTAGTAGTTTGGGGGAGGAAACTCCCCCTTTTTTTAACTTAAGCCCAAGGGAAATATGAAGACATTAAATATAGCAGGATCAGTAACAGCCGAAAGGCCTTCTAAAATCATAACTGATGGAGCCGGAGCTCCTGACGATATGCGTATAAAGTCTAATAAAGACAAACTCCAATCTTTCATTGAGGAAGAAACAAAACCTGTTAAGGGCAGATTCCGATGCTTTGACAATCCTGGATCTTCTGTCCGCATTCAAGTGCGAAAATACAAAGGCGTTCCAATGTTCGACAAGACTATGATAGACGAGGGTACTTATGAAGTTCCTCTCTATGTAGCTCGCCATCTCAATGGAATCGATGCCACCGCAACCCATATTAATGGAAAGGTCAATACTTGCTCTTATCCAATTCATGGATTTAAGGCTCAAGGCGATCAACTCCCTGCAAGCTATGAGACGATGGGCCCAGATGGGTTAACTTTAGCGCCTGTAGATAATATCGTGAAGCGCGTTAGGCGCTATGGATTCGAGTCCCTGGAGTTTAGTGTCGAGTGAGTAGCATAGCTAACTTTTTTGTTCCTAATCGACAGCAAATTTCAGCTATTACCAGGGCTAATCCTGGTGTTGTAACTACGACTCAGGCGCATGGATATGCAACCGGACTTTTCGTTCGGTTTTATTTCCCAATCAATTTTGGCATGATGCAGGTTAACGGAAACGTATATCAAATTACGGTTTTGAGCCCAACAACCTTTGCAATCGATGCCGATACGACGAATTTCGATACATTTGCCATTACATCGACTGTTCAGGTGCCAGAGGTCATACCAGTCGGCGAAGTGTCGAATATCCTTTCTATGGCCGTTGATAACAACAACAATATAATACCGGAGATTTAAAATGTCAGTTAACACCAATTTATCGACAATCAGAGCCAAAATCAGGAAGATTACTGCTCGCCCTTCTGCAACTCAGATTAGTGATGCCGACATCGATCAATATATCAATACTTTTTATATTTGGGATATGTCCGAGCATATTAAAATGGAAAGTCTTCGATATAACTACCAGTTTACTGCTCAATCCAACGTTCCGGTTTATGATCTACCCACAGATACTTATCTCACTGCTATGCCTCCTGTCTTTATTGATGGCTATCAGACATATATGACACAAAGTAGGCAAAGTTTCTTCCGTAATAACCCTGAAATACAGTTCGTACAACAACAGGTTTATACCGGGGACGGAACGAATGGTTCTGGCTTAACCTATACGGGACAAGTTTTAACAAATCTTCCAATTATCCAAGGTTTTAAGCCCAATCCTCCAGGCGCTTATTCAAGTTCAGCGACTACGGATATAGCTGCAAAATTTTTAAATTGGAATGTGCTAGTATCCGCAGAAGGAGCCCCAAATGCTACATCTGGGATTTCTCCTACTTTTAGTTTAATCGACGATGGCCAAGGAAATCTTTGGGCGCCCACAGACACTTCTACAGATCCTACCCCCCCATTTCCACTCGGTCCTCGCGGTTCAATTAACTATATAACTGGAGCCATTGCAATAAATGCTCGCGGATTCACAGGCGCAATACCTGTTGGTAATGCTATTAACGTCCAGTACTCTCCTTATGTTGCTAGTAGACCGCAGTCGGTAATGTTTTTCCAGGATCAGATTTACGTCTATCCTATACCCGATCAAGCTTATACTATTTCATTTGAAGCGTATAAGTACCCTACGGCCTTGATTAATGCCTCGGATAATCCTCAGCTACTCGAGTGGTGGCAACTTCTTAGTATGGGCGCATCGCTTAAGATCTTCGAAGATAATGCAGACTTTGAAAACCTTCAAAAATACCAACCTTTATTTGATCAATATATGCGGTTAGCCTTGAGAAGAACCATTGTCCAACAAACATCTGAAAGGGCTGCCACTATATATGAGGATCAGGATGGAGGTGCGGGTAATTTTGCATTTGGCAATATGTTTGGGAATATCTAATTTGCGCACTGCAAGATTCGAACTTGCATCCCTCGAATATTCTCCAAGATAATTCCATTTATACTAAATGCGCGTTGCTGGCGAAAGGAATTGAACCCTCAGCCGTCCGATTACAAGTCGGGTGCTCTACCAATTGAGCTACGCCAGCTTTGTATTATTTTCTCTCACCTATGGGAGCTGCTTGATCTACAACAGGTAATTCAATAACCGGTTGTTCAATTATTACCTTGGGAGTTTCGATTGCCACGGGCTTTTCAGCTGGAAGGATAATCACAACTGGCGCGTCTTTATGTTTACGGCGCTCTTTTCTTTCCGCTTTTTCTTTATGGCGCTGTTCTCTTCTTTCATGCTTTTCTTGGGTGTGTTTTTCTTTGTGCTCTTTATGTTTGCTCTTAGCTTCGCCTTGCGCTGCAATTCCGAGAGTGCATGCGAACGCCAATATGAATAGGCTTCTGATAAATGATTTCATGGTTTTCCTTGTGTTTATGTTTTTCTTAGAGTCAATAAATAATTTTAACTCGTTCTTCACATCTATCATAGCCCATGGTATAAAAAAGAAAAGTACAAAAAAAGAGTTTACAGATGACATTTAATCCGGCGATTCCTCAGCCTAATGATATTTTATCCCAATCTCAGGCTCAAATACAGACTAATTTTTCTCAGGCAGATTTAATTTTTGATATAAATCACGTTACCTTTGATAATGCCTCTGTAGCAAGTAGAGGAAAACATAGAAGGGTTGATTTAATTACAGTAGCTGCTCCAGGGTCCATAGCCGGAGAGGCAGTGATTTATCAGAAAATTGCTTCGGGAAGTTCCAATCTTTTTATGCAGCGTGACGCGGTAGCAACCGAAATACAATTAACCGGACCTGTCCCGATAGTGGGCGCTAATGGTGAAGGCTTTATGGCCGGCCCCACAACTCCTCTATTGTATAAGTGGGGACAGTTCACCACTAATGCTAATCCTTACGTTGTCACTTATACCGTTCTAGGACTGACCGCTTTTCCTGCCAATACATACATGGTTCAACTAACTCCAATAAATGCGGGAGGTATAGGTAACTTCAGGGTTTCCACAGCTAATGCCACGACTTTTACGGTGGC